TATTGTGAAGTAGTTTGTGACGTTCCCCAGGCCTGGCAAAAATAAAACGGTCAGCTTTTCATCGCTCACCGCTGTTACAATCCCATTCCTGGGTTCATCCCATGTCTCATGTTTCGCCCTGATTAAATCTCCTTTATGCACGCTGGCTTTATCAAACACTTTGTTGACGGTGTCTTTAATTAACGGCATGGCTTCCCTCCTTCCCTGAATTATTTGAGATATGGCTCGCTGTAGATTTGCTTAATCTTCGGCTTTGCAGCCTCGATTATCGGTTCCTCGAATGGACGCGGTTCAATAGTCAGGTGGTAGTTTATCGTTTTGGTACCACCTTTTTTCAGCTTCATGGTCTTTTGGACCTCGCCGTCGTATCCCTTTTCGAGGATTGGTGCATATTTCACGTCCGTGACAATTGCAGGCCTTACCGTCAGGCTGCTGCCTGCTATTTCGGATCCTGTCCTTGGTTTCCAGCTCAAGCGCAGGTTTCCGGTCCTTGCTGCAGGTGGTTCCCCTGGCGCTGAAGCTGTATATTTGCTGCTTGAAAAAGGCCTTTTATAAACGCGGCCGGACCTTTGGCCACGCAGGACATTGAGCGCTGCATTTCGGAGCTCATTGGCGGCCCTGAAAGCTCTGGATTTAGCTTCGTGGTTTATCTGGTCCACTATTTTGTCTATCTCCGGTTTAATCTTGATATTCATAGCCATCGAAGCGTTCCTCCACGTAGTAAATGGTCCAAAGTCCCAAGGCGCCCGGTTCATCTACTCCCTGGACGAAGAATATTCTGTCTCCAAAAATCAGGCGGTCTTCCGGATCCGCCTTGGGCTTTCCTCTTTGGACTATCGTGTGACTTATGGGATGCTGGAGCTGCCGCCATCGCTCCTTTTCCTGGGGTTTAGCCTCGGCCAGGATGCCTCTTATTGTCACTCCATCGTCGCTGTATCCGCTCTTTGCTCTCCCGCGTGAGCTCACGGTTCTGTCTTTTTTCTCTACGGTAAAGTCTTTATACAGGTTCCCTGGCCTGAGGTACATATCCCCCACCTTCCTTTCGTCCTGCTGCCGGGTTATCCATCATTCCTTTGTAAAAGTATGCGTCGCCGCTTATCGCGGCCGGATTTGCGCTCGGCACGGAATAATTTAATTCGGCCTTTAGCTCCTTGTACATCTCTCGCCATACTTCTACGCGGGCCTGTAGGCCCAGGGAAAGAGGTCCGACGTCGGTGTCTACCTCATAGGAAAATCGCCGGCATATGCTTTCAACGAGCGCCAGCTTGGCTTTTTTCCATTTGTTCGGGTACATCTCCAAAACAGCATTGATTTCCTCGTCGGAAAGTGCTGCCGTTTCGGCTCCTCCCTCTACCATGGTGTCGCCAAGCTCAAAACGCATCCTGTCTTTGCCTTTTTCCTTGATCTTCGTTGGGTCATAGGTGTAGCTTCTCTCTGCCATTATGCATCACCCTGACCCTTATTCTCCTCTGTGTTGCCCTGCTCTTCCTCTCCGCCGGTCTCCATTTGCTCTACCCTTTCCAGGATTGCTGTCTTGACCGTTTTCCTGTAGTCAAGCGCATCAATCAGTATAAGGATTTCCTCTTTGTCGATTTCGCCCACCGCCTTGGCAGCCTCCTCTGCATTAAGCTGCAGGGTAGCAATGGCTTTTATTATGTCCTCTGGCTTCATTTCGAGCTCAATTAGGCCGCCTTTTGCCGTTATAGGTATGATTATATTCCCCGGTTCCTTTTCGTCGTTTCTGGGCGATTCTGTGGCTTCTCCGGCAGTCTTTTGAAGCTCGGCTACCTTCGCTCTTAAAAATTTGTTTTCCTCCAGTAGCACGTCAACATTTACGGCCGGAACTATAAGCCCTTGCTTGATTAAGACCTTTTCGCGGCTCGGAAGAACGGCATCAGCAGGGATAGCGTCGCCTTCGGAATAGGCGACGCCTCCAAGTACACACGCTTTTTTGCAAATGTAACCGTAACTGTTACCGTTCATCGGTGCCCCTCCTTCTCTTATACGCACTGGTCGAAGTAGATTGCCAGATCGTCGCAGGTCTTCTTCATGTCTGTGGCCATCAAACCTTCGATGAACTCTGCATGCGTGCCTTTTTCTCCTTCGTACTGGTCAATTGCGATGTACTGACCATTGCCGAGCATATCCCATGTGAAGATATAGCCTGCGCTGGGCTCGTCGATGGAAGGATTGTCGGTTGCGTAGCAGAGAAGTGCGCCGTCGGTTGCGCATACAAACTGCATGTCTTCCTGGCCGATGCCGCCTCTGTTGTAGGTGCTTTCGAGAACCTTTACTTCCTCGATCTGCAGGATTGCAGCCAGAGCTTGAGGTGTGACGATTGCAGGGTTGGCGGTGCTGCCGGTGTATTTTACCCTTTCGACGATGTCAGGATGGTTCTTTAATGCGTTGTATGCGTCAACGCCAAGGGCCAGCCTGTTGGGTTTTCTGCGTCCGGACTGTTTGATGTCTTTGATTCTGGCATCAAAGAAGTTTACAGGGTCGAAGTTGGCATCGGTGAATTTCAGGAACTGGTTCGCGCCGGGGTTAGCTGCTACGCCAGTCCATACATTCTGCCATGCTGCAGCATTGAAAAAGTTCTGTGCAAAGAGAAGGTCCAGGTGGAGCTTCAGCTGCTCGGTGACAAATCTTACTTTTGCTCTTCTCGGATCTGCCACGCCGGGAGCCTTTGCTCTCTGGTAGTTCAAAGCGTCGATCTGGTCGATACCTACGATTACCTGGTCCACTTCGCACTTGTAGGTGTTGTCTGTCTGGCCCATCAGTGCAGGCTGAACCTTTCCGAATGCGGGTTTTCTCTGCACGTTGTCTCTCGCAAGGTCAGCCTTGCTGAATGTGTAGTAATAGCTGGAGCTCAATGCCACAGGACAAATCGGGAAAATTGAGGGTGCCACAAAGTCTCCTTCCTCCTGGAAGAAGGCCATGGACATGTTTGTCAGGTAGTTATTGGGCCTCCAGCCTTTTGCGATCTGTACCTGAATGTTAGATATGCTTGTTCCTTTCATTGACTGTTATCTCCTTTCATATTGTTTTAAGCCGGCACTTTGCCTGACTTTACGATTTGTACTTTGATCACCTGGCCGGCAGCTGCTGCAGCTTCGAGTGCGATTGCTGTCACATAATTTCCCACTGCAGCTGTTACGGCCGCTCCGTTGGCGTCAGAAGTGAGCTCTGCGCCTGCGGCTACGGCGCCTCCGGTTCTCCAGAGGCCGATGTCCTTAATCTGGACGGTTACGTCTTCGCCAGCTGCCACATTTTCCGGAGTGGTAGCAATCAAAAGGCCGAGTGCATTCTCGCCTGCACCGGCAAGAACAATGCCTCCGTTTGCGTCAAACTTGGCAGCAAGAAAAGCGCCATTTTCAATGGCTGCAGTTGCTTTCCCGGTGATTACCGGGCTATCATTAATTCCTGTGCTGATAAACATGTTCATTCCTCCTTATCTATTTTTCTCGTACTCATGTACGAGTTCGGGATGCAATTGGCATGCCTTGTCGATTGCTTGAGCTCTCGTCAAGTTAGGCATAGATTTCTGGATCTCGTCGGCGTGCTTTTCAATGGTCGCCCATGCGTCAACGGTGCCAGTGCCGCCTTTTTTGCCTATCTCGGAGAAAACTCCGGACTTCTCTACAGCCTCCACGCTGGCGTCGAGTATGGCGATCATCTGTTCATAAGCGTTGCCGCCGGCTTTTTTTAAGCTCTTAAAGAGAGGTACCAGCTCCTCGGGCTTTTTGCCGATGATCTCATACTTCTTTGCAATCTCGGTTAGCTCTTTTTCCTCCGCCTGGTCTGCTGCCTTGCGAAGTCTTTCAAGCTCTGCCTTTACTGCAGGATGAAGTCCCTTGTAGATATCTTCCTCTTCTCCGGTGTTCTGGTTGTCTCCGGCCTGGCCTGCACTCTTGTTTACATCGGTTGCTGCAGGTGCGTCGGGATTAGGATCATTTGCGGGCTCGTCCTGAATGCCGGCCTTCTTTTCGATGGCCTCGAGCATCGCGAGCTCTTCAGGTGTCAGTTTGCTCTTGTCGATTTTCATATCCTCCATGTCTCCTTTCGATTTTTTTGTTTTTGGTTTCTTGCATCCGTCCTGAACGGACGTGTCTTCTGGATCTGTCTCCGGATCTGTGTCCGGATACTTTTTCCCTTTGGCTATAATAGCCTCCAGCTTTTCCTTTGCAGCTTTGGCTAATTCAAGCCTTGCGGGTGTGATGGGTTGCTCGTTCTTGGCGATTTTGTTTGTGGTTTTTCCCTGCGCCCATGTAGGAATAAGCTCTTTCACAGCCTCCGCGAACTCGTTCAGGCTCTGCTCCATCATGCCGGGTTTGTCCTCTTCCGGCACTTCATCGTCGCAGATAATGGAACACAGGCTTTCCTCCAAAGCGTAGCAAACGTCCCATATTTCGCTGGTTACTCTCCTGCGCTTCTGCTCGTCCATCTTTTCTCCGAATGTGGCAGCTTCGTAACCTTTGGCTATCTGCTCGATTGCTTCGCCTACATGCTCGTCTTCGGCTATGCCCAGAGCTTTTGCTATAGCAGAGAAAAACTTCTTGACTGGGCTCTCGCTTTTCTCACCTCCTTTCGCTGCAGGGGGTTCAGAAGATTTTGCTCCCGGAGCTCCGTTCTTGCTCTTAAACAGCAGGATGCTTGCCTCTGGGTTTGCTCCGGCCTCTACAAAATCCACCTTGGTGATTTTCAGGTCTTTCAGTTTGAATGCCATTTCCGCGTCTCTCCTCCTTTCCCGGCTTAATTTATATAAAACAAAAAACGACGATTGCTCGTCGTTTTTTGATTTGCCGTTATTCTGTTATTCCTCTTCGGTGATTTCCTCCCGGATGGCCTCTCCTTCAATGCTGAACATCGGATATGTGCCATCCTTGACCTTTTCCCAGACGTCCGGGTCTAATACCTTGAAGCCTATCCACCAGCCTTCAGGCAGCGTCCCTTCCGGAATGTTCAGGAGCTTCATTTTTTCCTTGGTGAATACCATGCTTTCAATGAGCACGGCCACTCCTCCGCGCTCGTGCTGCTCTCCGCCTTCCCGGTAAAGCTCCACGAACTTGTATGCAGCCTGCTCCAGCTCTTCCGGGTCTATCATGTCCTCGTGGTAGTCCTCTATCTGTTGGCCGCCGGCTGTAACCGCTACATTGGCCCAGCCAAAGGCCAGCATTTTGTCGTCGTCTGATTTCTGGATCTTGAAGCGACCTTTTATCACTCCTGATGTAGATTTCGCCGGTGTGGCCGGTTTCTGTTGGTCCTTCTTGATGCTCACCAGGTCGCTGAACTTGGCCATTGTTATCTACCTCCTTTCAAAGCAAAAAGACGAGGTCCTTTTCCCCGTCTTAAATCTTGAACTCCCTCCGATACCATTGGTGGAGGTCCTCTGTGGTTTGTAGCTTGGCCGCCAGCGCTTGCCCGCCTTCGACCAGTTTGAAATATTTCCGCTTAAACTCTCCAATTCCCAGAACTTTGAACTGCCATTCTCCCTGGATGATTCCCGTTGATGTGAATGTAAATCCATTGTCTGTCTCCTGGGTTACTTTGCCTGGCAGCTCGTGTCCTCTGTTGGTGTCAAAGAACCGGAGGGCCTCTTTGTGAATGTGAACATCCAGCGCTATCCCGGTGAAATCTCTTTCTCCCGGTGGCTTGAAGACGTATACAGCTCTTTGGTCTATCATATCGTAGATCCCACCTTTACAAAATCTTCTATCGGTATCCCGTTTACTGCAGTAATATGCGCCTGTTTGAACTTCTCCAGGAGCTCTGCTCGGAGCGCGTTGCTCTGGCATGATATCCCGATGAATGTCTCCTTAGCTATTCCGTGCCTGAACATGATTTCGTTCCCGTACCGGTAGCTTGTGGCCATTCTCTGAATAAATTCCACCGGCGAAAGCCTGCCGGCCAGTGCCGACGGATCCGAGCTTCCGAACGAGTCTCCTTCATATGCATACCAGTCGGTTCTCTCCATGACTTTTGGATCAATAAGAATGCGATATCGGTTCCCTCGGTAGCAGTCGTCAAATCTTGGGTTGTTCTTATTCTTGACGCCTATCCTGGTGAATACATTATCGCTGCCGCCGGTCCGGAAGTCTTCTACCGGACTTGCTCCTGTGCGCCTCATTCCTGCTC